CCTTGCGTTCTAGTAACAGAACATTTATATGTTATTTAATTATACATATATTTTTTCACTACATTCTTGCAAAATACTTATATAGGTAGTTTGCTTGCGTTTAGGTTACGCATTCGAGGTTATATTTTGATTTTATCATCTAATTGATTTGTTTGAGCTTTTGCTATATGATTATTCTAAGTATAGTATTTATTTCTCTAGAATACGGTTTTATACTCTTTCCGTTAAAAGGTATAACCTTATTTGTTATCCAATTTTACATGTTATATATTCACTCATCTATAATGCACACTAGAGTGCATTTACATATTACATTTATTTACATATTGCGTTTGTCTGCATATATATATTTATTGTGTCGTAATTATAAAATTTTAAAAATGTTTAAACAAAATTCTTTAGTAATTTCTGTACTTTTAAGAAATTACATTTGCGGGTATCACACTGCCCGCACCAGTCACTTAGACTATAAATATACTCAAACCCCTTTCAGAGATTTTTATTTATTTATGTCTCTTTAAATATTAAAGATAATGTCCTTCTTTAATACTCGAATATAAATATCAAACTCACAAGAGTAGCTCTTGTGTTCTGGATATATTATATATACAATTTCCCGAGTTAGGAAATTAACTTTTTGAAGATCCCGATAACCTATTTTATCTCCTCTAACGAATTTGAGATAGATGATTTAGGCGAATAGGAAAATTACCAATTAGTTCTCCAGACTAACCAGAGTATTGGCTTTGTTATTTAGCAGAGTTTCAAATATATTAATATAGAGCTTATAGGTCGTAAGCTTAGTAGCACTATTTATACGTGCTATGATACATCCAGTGACGGCGAACCTTTTCTCTTATGTTTACAATTAAACCTGGCGAAATTAAAAATTACCCACCACGAGATATACCCACTAATGGGACAAACAGACCCTCGCACCTTCCCTCCTATTCGGATATTATATTTAATAATATGATTAAGGAGTGTGAAGACGAACTTCTACACCTCACTGATCCCAAAAAACCTTTTTTACTTCAATCCACATATGACGACGGTAAAGCTGCAACTTGGTTAAATAAGAATTGTTCTAATTTACCAAAGAATTTGCAGGATTCCGATTGGATTATTAAATTGATTGAAGATGTTACTACTTTCTTCTTTATGGTAAGCGAAGCACATTCCAATGGACAATTTTCCAAAAAACGAATTATTTTCGCTTGCACTACTTTTGCAAAATTGCGATCTGAAGGAAGTTTAATAAATAGTGTTATATTCAAAAATTTGTTGTCTTTTTATGACTATATTTTTGATGAGCCTCATGTTCAAGGTATCGAAGACCATCTTCGAACCTGTAGAGAGTTGCTCGGAAAATATGAAGATTTTAGAGATGCTGTCATTTTTAAGAAGCTTTATCGTGTGATGATGTATGCTATGAGTTTATCAGTTTTTGACAAACTTGGACTTACATTTGATCGATGTGGTTATACACATTTCGAATCTGAAGCTATTAAAAAGAAGTTTACTGCTGGACCCGATTTAATTTATGTATTGCTTGACACTCTCTTATTTTTATGTGAGAGAGGATTTCAAATACTTAAGACGGGTCAAATGCAATATATTTTTCATAGTGGTAAGACCTACTCTGAATTTTATGATCAGCATGTACTTCTAAAACGACAGTCATTACTTTTAGCTAACCCTGAGGCCCATGGTTTTAAGGAAAGCACTTTCTTGGCAAATCTTGATGACGCTATTGAAAAGGGTAACTGTATACTGAAACACACATCACGAATGGCTGCATCCGATAAGCGTTTATTTCAAAATATGGTCAGCGAATTGCAATATATCCGAGATGATCTTTATACCATGCGGGCTGCTCGTGAAAATAGGCGGGCCCCATTCTCCATGCTAATTTTTGGAGAATCTGGTATTGGAAAATCGACTATTAAAGATATTTTCTTTCACCAATATGCTAAAATTAAGAATCTTGATAGTGATCCATCATTTTGTTATACGCGCAACGCTGCTGCAAATTTTTGGGATGGCTTCAAAACTTCTCAATGGGCTTTGGTCTTAGATGATATTGCCGCAATTCATCCTAACAAGGCTCCGAGTGGTGATCTTACTCTTAATGAAGTTATTCAAGTTATCAATAACATTCCATTTTGCCCAGACCAAGCATCGCTCACTGATAAGGGGCGAACCCCTTTTAAGGGTGAATTTGTTATGGCTACTACAAATGTTAAACACTTGAATGCAGACCAATATTTTTCCCATCCATCTGCAGTGCAACGTCGCTTTCCTTTTGTTATTACTCCTTCTGTTAAAAAAGAATATGCTAATGACGATGGTTCTCTTGATTCTACAAAAACTTCAATTAAAGATGGTTGCTATCCAGATTATTGGAATTGGACTGTTGAAAAAGTTCTTATTTCTAAAATCAATAATCCTTATAAGAGAGCAAAAACTGAAATGTTGTTAACTACTGATAATATCATTGATGTTTTGCGTTGGTTTAACAATGCTGTACTTACTTTTGACAACAATCAGGATGTTATTAAGAAATCTATTGATGCTATGAAAGATATTACTCTTTGTGAAAAATGTTATTTACCACTTAATAATTGCGAGTGTCAAGTTCAGTCATTTATTTCTGAATATACTTTCAATTTTATTTTTTGGTCGGTTATCATTCACACGTGTCAATTTTTGTATTTCATATATCTTAGCACTTTGGATGATATCATTTATTATACCTTTGGTAGGACAGCTGCATATTTATTTCTTCGGAGTAGGATTGCCCAGATTATTGGATACAATTTTGCTCACGATCTTATAAGAAGACGCTGCCACCGAATAGGACAATACATACAACGTAGAATTGGGCATCCAAGACTTTTATTGGGAGCTATTACTGTTTTGACTTCTGGAACAATTATTTATAAAATGCTATCATATGCTTTTAATAATAATACACAAGGTTCCATATCTGAGCAGACAGGCGTTAAACCCAAAGCTATGGATGAAGAGAAGGAAAATGTTTGGTATAAAAATTCTTTCGAATTATCTACTTTTGAAATTTCTAAACAAATTTCTTCATCCAAGAGTTTGAGCCGCGATCAATTTATTAATGTCTTGAATCGAAATTGTTGTTATATTGAGGTTGTGTTGCCTAACGCGCAAAAAAGCGTTGGTCGTATGTTCTGTCTTAAGGGTCAGAAGTACATAACTAATAATCATATTATACCGTTTATCCCAAAAACAACGACAATGAGAATTGTTCAACATGCAACTGCATCTGGAGTTAACATGAATATGGACATCCTCATTTCGGAATCACAGATACTGCGGGATGTGGATAACGATATCTTGATTATAACTATACCAAATTTACCACCAAAGAAGGATATCACTCCATATTTAACCAAGGATAATTTAGAGATTAAAACAAATGGTTTCTATATGGGGAGATCTAATGATGGTTCAATGAAGATAAACAACTTATCTTGTATAAAATCTAATGGTTGGAGAACACTTCCGACCCAAGGTTTTGTTGGATCTATTTGGTCTGCCACTGCAACAGAAAGAACCGTCAACGGAGAGTGTGGAACTCTCATGATTGGTGAAACTGTGCGTGGTTATGTTATATTGGGTATTCATGTACTTATTAGTCCTTTGACTAAGTGCGTTGGCGCTACAAAACTGAACACTACTATTATTGATAATTTACTTGTCGAAGATATGTATACTGTACAAGTGTCATATCCAACACTATCCTCCCAAAGTGCCCGAAGAGAAGTTATTGACCTTCATCCCAAATCTACTTTTAGATATTTGACTGATGGGTCTGCAGCTGTTTATGGCTCTTTTAGTGGATTTCGACCAGCCCATAAATCGAATGTTGGAATTTCACCACTTGCTCATTATTTGGGTCCATTAGGCTATAAGATCAAATATGGTCCGCCTGTTATGTCAGGTTGGAAACCATGGCATATTGCTGCTTCTGATATGGTGCAACCTATTGTTAGAATTGATTATGATATCCTGAAAAAATGTGAAAATTCTTTCTTTGAGGATATTGTAACCAACATTGACAATTTGGACCAATTGCATGTATATGATAATTTTACAGCTATTAATGGAGCAGCTGGGGTCTCTTATGTTGATAAACTTAATAGAAATACTAGTGCTGGTAATCCATGGAAAAAAGGAAAGAAACATTTTCTTATTCCTATAGCTCCACAACATGACTTACAGGATCCAGTTGATGTTACTCAAGAGATTAAAGATAATATGGATAGAATCATTAATACTTATCATCGTCGAGAACGATGTATGCCCAATTTTTGTGCGCATCTTAAAGATGAAGCAGTCTCTTTTAAAAAGATTGCTGCTGGAAAGACGCGGGTCTTTACTGGCGCACCTATGGATTGGACTATTGTTGTCCGCAAATATTTGTTATCGACTATCAGATTGATGCAAACCAATCGTGAGATTTTTGAATCCGCTCCAGGGATTATTGCACAATCAACGGAATGGGATGATTTATATAAATATATAACAACTCATGGTGTTGATCGTGTTATAGCTGGTGATTATAAAGCTTTTGATAAAACTATGGCTTCCAATTTCATTTTATCAGCTTTTAATATTATAAAGCGGTTATGCGAAAAATCAGGTAATTTTACTCCTAATGATTTGAGTGTTATAGATGGTATCGCACAAGATGTTGCCTTTCCATTAGTAGATTATAATGGTGATCTGGTGGAATTCTTTGGAAGTAATCCATCTGGTCATCCTTTAACAGTCACTATAAATGGTTTAGTCAACTCGTTGTATATGCGTTATGTGTATTACACTTTAAATCCAGATCATGAAGTCCGTACATTCAAAAAGAATGTTTCCCTTATGACTTATGGGGACGACAATATCATGACCGTTAGTAAAGCTATCGATTGGTACAATCATACAACAATTTCACAGAGTTTCTCTTTGATGGGTATTACATACACTATGGCTGATAAGGAGGCAGAGAGTGTTCCATTTATTCACATATCACAAGCTAGTTTTTTGAAACGAACTTGGGTATATGATGAAGATGTGAAATACCATTTGGCTCCTCTCGAGCATGATTCTATTGAGAAAATGTTGATGGTTTGGGTTAAATCTAAATCCGTTTCCCAAGAAGAGCAAATCATAAGTGTTGTAACCACAGCCATTCGTGAATATTTCTTTTATGGAAAGACTGTATATAATGCGAAACTTCTTTTATTTAAACAAATGATTCAAGATATGAAACTTGAAGCATGGGTTAATGAAAGTACATTTCCATCTTGGGATCAGTTAGTTTCGGAATTCTATAAAAATTCCGGTCTTGAGTAAATTGTTACTTCGTGAGTTGGTGATTATCCTCACGTTAATCAAAGCATGATCATAGTCTTTTGGCTATTGAGTTTTAAAACTCGAACATTTGGATGAGTTTAATCAGCTTTTCCATCTTAAAATGATTCCTAACAATAAAAAGGCGGGCCGTCCGTGTAAACGAGCCGACGTGTGCGATGAACGAATCATTGCTCCGCGTAAAGAGGAAATCTTTACACCTGAACAACCCTTTATGTCGAGAATTCCACATTTGAAAACAGATTACTCTGAATACATTTATGTATCTGAGTATGATCATCATGGGACTATTTCTGGTGATACTAAACGTGTTTCTAATTGTTATTATGATTCATGTATAGTTCAATCAGCACCAGTCCCTGATGACAATAATTCACATCCTGACAGTAATACTAGACAGGAGAATATTGAGTTTTCAGCTGCGGAAACCACAAATATTCTTGACTTACCATCCACTATTGAAGATTATCATATCGATCAATCTACAATTGCTCCTTTGGCAAATTTTTTAAGCAGACCTGTGTTAATAAAATCTTTTTCTTGGGTAGAGAACACCGAATTCAATCATAGTTTCTCCCCTTGGTATTTGTATTTTAATAATACGACAATTAAATCTAAATTGGATCATTATTTCCTTTTAAGATGTAAATTGAAGCTAAAATTTGTCATCAATGCTTCCCCTTTTTATTATTCTTCAATCATGGTGTATTACACTCCTTTGAACAATTCGTCTTCAGGTGATTACTTTAATCCTTGTCCTGTGGCTGATACTGTAACTACTAAACAAATATCTCTCTGCGCTTACAGTCAAAGGCCTCGTACATTTATTTACCCTCAATCATCTGAAGGTGCTGAAATGACCCTACCTTTCTTTTATCATAAGAATTGGCTGAATGCTTCTTCTATGGATGATTTGAAAAATATGGGATCCATTGGAATGAGGGACCTTTTTATTCCTTTGCTCAATGCCAACAGTGTTTCTGGTGGTGTAGTTGATATCCAGGTTTATGCTTGGACTGAAGATCTCGAATTAGCTGGTCCAACAGTAGCCTTTTCTGTTCAATCGCGTCCTGTGAAAGATGTGAAGTCTACCAAGGACGAATATGGGAAAGGACCTATTTCTGGACCAGCTTCCGCTGTAGCTGACTTATCGTCATCTCTTGCAAATATTCCCATTATAGGTCCTTTTGCTACAGCAACATCAATGATTGCTTCAGGTATTGGGAATATGGCTTCACTTTTTGGATATACGAATGTTCCAGTTATTTCTGACGTTCAACCATTCAAGAATCAGCCATTTCCACACCTTTCAACCACCCAAATTGGTGTACCATGTGAGAAACTTACTCTTGACCCAAAAAACGAATTGTCAATTGATCCTAAAATTACAGGTGTAGATTTAGGTGATGAACTAAATATAAATCATATATGTTCGAGAGAAGCTTACATGGACACAGTTTTTTGGGATTCATCACAAGTTACTGATGATTTGATTTGGAATGCTAGAGTTGAACCTGGCTATATTTTGGCTACTACCGGTACTCAAGATATTGTCCAAGGAACTCCAGCATGGATGGTTTCCCGACTTTTTGCTTATTGGAGAGGAGATATTATTTTTAGATTGAAATTTCTATGCACGAAGTATCATCGAGGTAGGGTACGTATATCTTGGGATCCCTATGGAGACATTGCAGGAACATCGGATTCAACCACTCAAGTTTATAATAAAATTGTTGACATAACTTCAGAAACTGATGTTGAGTTTCGAGTACCTTATACACAAGAAACTTCATACTTGCGTGTCCCTGCTACAAATGTTGCACAGAGTTTCGCTGCCACCGCCCTGACAAATGTCTATCGAACTAGTAATGGTGTTTTAACAATTCGAGTTTTGAATGCTCAAACTTCTCCAATTGCAAGCGCACCTATTGGCGTAGCAGTATTTACTCGATGTGCAGATAATATGGAATTTTCTCGACCTCAAGTTTTACCTTCGTACTATTATCCTTATGAAGTACAATCTCAACCTATGTTAGATAGGAACACCGATGATTGTCTTGCATATGATGATCCTACATTGTATGATATGGGTATGCGTTCTTCTAGGGCTAATGAAAAATTAAATTTGGTACATATGGGAGAAAAGGTCCATTCATTGAGAGAGATTATGAGACGACAAAGTTATCATTCGACTATGTTTCATACTGATTCTGCTGTTTCTATTTTTACTATTTGGACGTCTAACAGACCGAGATTACCGCCATATCCTGGTTATGATCCAAATGGTTATGAGACTGCACAAGAAGTCATAGGAGTTGGTACAAGTCCTTATAACTTTTGTGAATTCGTTCCATTGAATTGGGTTAATCAATGTTTCATAGCTAATAGGGGTAGTGTTATGTATAACTTTAACATATATAAACGTAATAATCAACCAGTTAATAGTATAACTGTTACTAGATCTGCTCTTGCTCTAGGATCTTCAGTTTTTAATACCGCTAACACATCATCCTCTATTACTTCATCCAATATTTCTTTCCGTTCAGCTAGAGACAAACCCAGTACATTTTTGGGAAGTTCTTTGACGAATCAAATTACTCAATCTGGATTGAATGTTTCCGTTCCGATGTATTCCACCTATAAGTTTTTATCAAACAATGTCGAGAGACGAAATCTTGGTAATAATGCTTTGGATTCAACGACTGATTCATTCTCTTTGACCAACACTTATATCACTACAAGTGATGCAGCAGAAGTTGATAATAATTCATTTATTTGTGACACTTATGTTGGTATTGGTACTGATTTTTCTCCCATTTTCTTTCTCAATGTGCCTACGTTATATTATCTGGCAACAGCACCTACACCATAGATTATAATATTTTTGAGGAGAATTTGCATTTTGAGTTGAAACTCAATAAAATTTCCGTTTATAGAAACGTAAAATCTATGAGTTGTGGCTACTCTAAAGCTACTTTTTGAGTTGAAACTCAATAAAATTTCCGTTTGTAGAAATGTAAAATCTATGAGTCGTGGCTACTCAAAAGCTACTAGAAATACGAGCAGTGTATTTCTGCACTTTGGAATTAAAACCATGGTGCCTTGACGTTCAGTCAAGTTGTATTAAGTACTCTCTTTGAGAGTGTCCCTTTAGGGTTTTTATGTAACATACAACTTGACAGTTGTGTGTGAAAATTTTTACCTAGA